TAAAAGTTCTTTGGATACTTTTTTCAATCCTTTAACAGAACCACCTTCTTTCATAATATCTAAAGTCTTAGGATAGCCTTTTTCGCCAGGTTTTGCTGGACGTTCTCCTCTTTTACGTTTGGCATGTATATTTGCCCATAATCCTTTTTTTTTAGCCATTATTTACCTCCTGTAGATTCATAATCTGAACCTGCGTCCATATTAGTCATAGTTGCATTATTTGTATTAGAAGACATATCATATACTGTTGTTCCATTAGCATGTTCTAATCCATCTCCCATTCTATACCATGCTTTTAAATTACTAGAAAATGATGATTCTATATGATTAAATGGCTGCCTTCCGTTATATATTGTTTGAATTTCTGCTTGGTTTAATGCTTTATCATATATAGTTACTTCTGATAATTTCATTGGATAAGTTGCTGTAGTAGTATCAGTTCTATAAGAAGCTATAGACATATCTCCGCTATTTTCCATTGTATCAGTATGAGCAGAATCTGCATCATCATATTGCCCATTAATATATCCTGTGCTATTTCCACTTCTAATAGAAGAAAATGCAACATGAACCCATTGATTTTGCAAGGTATCCATATCAATAGTGCCAGTATATGAAGCACGATAATTACTACCTATTTTATTAAAAAAATGCATTTTAGGAGGATTAGCAGTATTAAAACACCAATTCCATCTTTTATTATCGCTTTCCCATTTGCTAAGAATACGAACATCATGAAAATCAGGTGCTTTTATCCAAGCTGTAAATGTAAAATCTCCAGTAGTTATATGATTTGTAGCTGTTGCATCAATTAAATCATTAGTTCCATCAAAATCTATACAATATTCATCTCTAAATGAATCTCCACTCATCATTATTTTTTTTGATTTAAACATTAATCTTTTACAAATCCAAGTCTTAATGTTATAGTTGCACCATTATAGTCATTAGTTGAGCTTGTTATACCATAAGCATATAAGCTTGTACTGCCTGATGCAGCTTTAACTATTGCTCCTATATTATCTTTGCTAAATACTCCAAAATAACCATGGTCAGTAACATATGTAACATCTGTAATACAACATATCCCATCTAATACTGCTCTAGTAGATGTATCAGCTCCTATTGCATCACTTACAGAACCTATGCTAGTTGAATCTGATGTAATAACAAGTTTAAATCCTCCTGTAATATTAGCTCCATCTCCACTTGCATCTGTTGAATTATCTGTTACTATTGCTACTACTGATTGTAAAATTCCTGCACCACCATTTACAGAAACTGCATATGGTATTTCAGTTACATCAAACATTAAATCTCCACTTGTTCCATCTGAAGTTAATGTTGCTGAAATGTCAATTAAATCAACATCCATTTTGTTGAGTTTTTCTACTACTGTATACTTGTGTATATCTGTTTGTGCCATTTTATTCTCCTTGTTTGAGTGTACTTAAAGCTCTGGCTTGAGCATGAACGTACTTTTATTATTAAAATTTTTAGTAGATTCGGGAGCTACCCTTTATACGATAGCTCCCATAGTTCTACAAAACTATTAATCCTTATTGATTTGGATTAAGCAGCATCAGTATGGAACAATGTATCTGAACCACAAGCAGCAGCCATGCCTTCTACATACCAACGATTTCCGTCAGTAAATATTTTAACATGGTCGCCAGGATTAGCTGCAGCAGTAAAGTTGATAAAATCATCATTATTAACTGCAACATCACCTGCAGCATCTGCAATAGATGCTATAAAGCCTACGATATCAGCTCCAGAACCAAAGTCAATATTAACTTTTTGGCCCATTCCACCATCAGAACCATCTGTATCTTCAGTTACCCAAACTTCACAACACCAACCTACAGGTAGGTCTGCCACAGTTGGCAAATCTAATTCAGTTGTTGCAGTTGGATGCACTAAAAAGACAGTTCCGCTATCTGCTTCAGTCACCGTATAGTTCTCAGTAATTTTTTTAACTTTTTTTACATAAGTACCAGTTAGTGAACTGTTTTCATTTAGATAATCACTTCTCATTATTCATTCCTCCTTAATTTAAGTCAGTAAATGAATACAACATGTGAGTTTCAGGGATTGTAATTTCAAGACCTGCTTCTGTAAGAATCATATCTTTTCTTAAATCCTCATCTGCTTGTTGCACATTAGTTGTTATTGAAGTATCTCTATTTAACCCGTTTCCAACAAGAGGTCTATAAGCTAATTGATTCATATCAGCTAGTAATAACATACCACCTGACATACCTCTGAATAATGGCTCTCTAATTAAATTTAAATCACCATGTACAGTATTAATCATTTGAACTTTATGACCAAACGCACCATCTCTAGCATTCATATTGTATTGATATGCTGGATTGTTTGTTGTTCCTGCAGTATCACCAGCAGAAACATCTTGGAAGCTATTAGCTCCAAGCTTGTTGAAATAAGATATTACAGGTAGACCTGCTAAAGCAAGTTTACTTGAACTTCCACCCCTTGCAGGGTCAAAAAAGACTTCCATATCAGATAATATTGTATCGTATGTTATTGAAGTAGAAGCTGCTGCAGCAAAATATGGATTTCCTGAGCTATAAGATAGCGAACCAGGAGTTCCTGCTTGAGTTCTAACAATAATATCACCTACAAGACCAGCTGATGATTGTACACCATTTTGTCTTCCTTTTTGTCCAAATAACATTGCTCTTTCAATGTCTACTTTGTGTTCTCTTAGTTTTAAATTCCAGATTCTTTGCCATTCATTTGCATATCCTCTGTAATTAGTAGCAATAGCTGTATTTGTCATTTCACAAGCTGTTTTAAAGATTTGGGTATATCCAAAGTCATCGTCTAAAGATTTAGACCAAACATCAGGAGAACCTGAACCTTCTTCAAAAGCTGTTCCAATGATTTGAGCTTTATCACCATCTGCAATTGCATCATAACCAGATTCACTTGAATTACCAACACTTAAACATGTAACTTGACATGTTGATTGTGTTGTTTCGTGTGTTACTGAATCTAGTCTTACGATTGCATGTGATTTCCCATCTACAACTTCAACTGCAACTACCATACCTTTAATAAGGTAATCTACTGCTGCTCCGCTTGAATCAAATGCCACCTGGCCACTTACACCAGCTGCCAATGAACCTAAAGCTGAATCAGCTGTAAAAGACCTATTTGTCCAGTCAATTTTAGAACGATTTTCTAAAAATCTGAACACAGGGTCAGTTGTAGGAACTTTGCTTACTTTACTTAAATATACAAAAAATGGAGATTCTTCTGGGCTTAATTCTGCAACTCTATCACTTAGGTCGTATAATCTACGTTGGTCACCTGCAACACCGTGTGCGGCATCGTGAGCATTAGCGATTGTAGTAGCAGCACCAGTACTGGAAAGAGAACCAGTTCTGATTGTGTTTGCACTATTTGCCATGACTTGCGTCTCCAATTTTACTCTCTATCAGCTGCATATAAATGCCTTCAAGTAGAGTTTTGTTATTAAGGTAATTTATTCGACACTCTGTCAGCACCAATAACACCTTTCCACATTGTATCATCATCAGATTCCCTTACAGGCCTTTGTCCATTAAGAATGCCAGCTTGTTGAGGAATTGTTTGAGTTCTACGAATTGAATCCAAAGGATTGCTCCCTTGTTGTTCTTGATGCGTTACAGATTTCCACATATTAATAGCACCATCAACACCATATTCAGCTGGGTTTTTACTTGCAAAATCAACGAATGAATTAATTTCTTCAGCATTTAAACCTCTAGCGGCTAATTCTGATTGAAGTTTATCCATTCCCATTTGTTTTTGTATCCCAGATACTTGTTGTTGAACAGCTCCACTAATGGAATCCTGTAACTCTTGTTGTCGAAACTGATACGATTTAGACTTAGGGTCGTTATAGGCTTCCCATGGGTCAAACTCATCTTTTTCCATAGCAACTCTTTGAGGTTGTGTTGGTTGACCACCCTGAGCCATTTGTGCAACTGCTTGCGTAATGTCAGGTCTTGATTCCAAAAATTTACCTACTTCTTCATATTGCTTTAGTTTTTGATTTTCAACATGTAACTTATCTTTTTCTGATTGAAAATATTTAGCTTGTGATTTCCAATCACCAGATTGTTCTTGTTGCTGAGTCGACTTGTCTTGATGCCCTGCTCTATCATTGGATTGACCTTCCATAGGAAGATTTCCGTCTTCAAGTGCATTATTCATGATTTCTCCTTGTTTTGCAATCTCTCGTCTTTTTCTTGAGCTTGACTACGTAAACGTAATTTCTCTTGTTCGAGTTTAACTGCATTGGTTAGTTTAGAAGACTGTTCTGCGTTAACAGCCTTTTCATCATATTTAATTCTATTTAATTCTGTTTTAAATTTCTCAACTTCAGTTCTTTTTCTTGAAGCAATAGATTCTCTATTTGCTGTTTGTAAATCGCCCTGTAAGTTTTTAATCATTTCTTCTGCTTGACCTAATTGAGATTGTAATTGTTGCATCATATCCATTCTTTGCAACACACCTTCTTTGTCAAAAATATCTGTTTTCATTAATGCTTCAGTTCTATCAATAAGACCAGCTTGATATGCTTCCATATATATTGACCATTCTCCCCATCTGTTTGATGGCATTGTAGAACTTCCAATAACATTTATATCGTATTGGCCTATTGTTAAATCATTTTGCATTTCAGATATTGCTTGGGACTTATCATTATAAAAATTAACCATATATTCACTCATATCATTATTTGGTTGAACTATTCTAAATGTTTTTTGAAACGTATAATGTCCTTTTGCTAAATTGTATACAACTTGCCCTAATCTTCTTAAACTTCCTTCAATATCTCTTAATTTAGACTTACTACGTCTTTGTCCAAAATCTTCCATCATCATCGTTGCTGAAGATGTTCTAGGAGCTACTTCAGTATTTCCTTGCATCATTTCAAATATACCCATATTTAAATCAATATATTTTTCTACTAATCCAGGTAATTGCATTACAGAATTAGATAATGGTTGTGGCGAAGGAAAGTGAGGTTCTCCAAATGAAGGGTCATATTCAATTGTTGCATTAGGATTTGCCCAGTCTCTTTCTAATTGTTCTATATCATCAACACTTCCTTGCGGTATTAATAATTTTAAACCACTTGATGCTTGTGCATGTGAAGTTATTAATGACATTGTTTTATTTAAAAATCTTTGAAAATCTTTATTTTTTCTTACATCACTCATTGGATATGGTGTATTT